GACGTTCCACCACTCGTCCCTCTCGAGCGCCCACCGAAGGGTGGGGACGGTGTATTCGAGGTAGGACTCGTCGTCGGCGAGGTAGTGTTTGTTGAAGAAATTCCTCAGTCGGTCCTCGCTGGCGGTGCCCCAAAAATAGTTCACCGGGTCGGGGAGGGGGGTCGACTCCTGCAATTCCTCCAATTTCACCGTGCAATTCGTGGGTTGGGTGTTCCAAAACTGATGCATCTTCTCTCTACTAAATTGGAGACTCATGTTTTTAACTTAAAGTCAAGCCTCGCTACCTAACCATAAAAGAAGCGAGAATGTCCCTCACGCAAGATTTCACCACCGTCCCGGGTCAGGCGTTCGCCTGCCTCTCCATCGTCGGCCCGGAGTGTCCGCAGAAGACGGACAAGTTCGGAATCAAGATTCGCGGCGCCTTCTCGACGCGGGACGAGGCCGCGGCGCACGCGAAGCGTTTGCAACAGGAGGACTCGACCTTCGACATCTACGTCGTCGACCTCTACAAGTGGCTTCTCATCCCACCGGACCCTTCTAAGATTGAGGATTCCCACTACACCAACGAAAAGTTGGAAGAACTCATGGAGGGATACAGGCAAAACCAACGCGAAGCGGCGAAGATGTTCGAGGAGCGCAAGCGCGACATGATTGAGAATGCGGATAAGAACTATTTCAAGCCGGGCGACGAGAACTCCAAGTTCTACACCAAGCCGGACGAACCGCCGATTTCCCACCCAGCGGAGGTCCTCGAGCGTCTCAAGAAGGAGAAGCCCGACGCCTCGATGGACGACCTCGTCAAGGAGGCGGACGCCATCGTCGCCGCCGAGATCGAGGAGCGCAAGGCGAAGCGTGAGGCCGAGGCCAAGGCCGAAGCCGAGGCCAAGGCCGAAGCCGAAGCCACCGAGAAGGCCGAGGCCCCGACCGAGAATTAATTTCACATAACATTGTAATATGAGTGCATTCAGCATCACTCTAAATATTTTGACAGTCCTTCTCGTCATAGTCACGCTTTTTTTCCAGGGTCACCTCGTCGAGGTCAAGGAGGGGAGTGTCCTCGCCTCGGCGATGGAGGTCATGCGCATAAACGCCAAAGATCCGCGGGTGACGTCGCGCGCCTATTTCACGGAGCCTAGATATGGGAACATTGGTAAATTCACGAATTACGACGAATACGCGCCGATTGATAATTACAAGACTAGTGAGACCGAAGAATCACGGGTTGCATAGTCTTCCCCATGAAAAACCCGAGTAGAAAAACCGCGAACGCGATGACGAGAGTGTTCTTATCGATGCTCCCGAGATCGAACTTTTGCGGGAGGGGTGGCGGTGGCGGTGGCATCCCGTAGTGCATGGGTTGCTGGGGTGCCCACTGCTGTTGGGGTTCGTATTCCTCCTCCATGATCGGGGTGGAATCCTCTTCCTCCTCTTCCTTGGGTGGCGGGGTCGGGGTGTACTGAAACGGTTGTCCGATGTCGGTCTCCATTATTATTAATTAAAACATCGCGCTATTTTTTTAAGCGAAATATTCCGCTTCGCTGTCGCTGACATCTTCGTCGTCGATGAACCCCTCGAGGTTCCCGTTTTCGTCCGCGTCGGTGTCGTCGTCGGTTTCCCACTCGCCTTCACCGTCCTCGTCGTCGTCGTCCAACTCGTCTTCGGTGGGGATGTCCCCGGATTCCGAGTTGAAATCCGAGTCGTGTTCGTCGTCGCTATAGTCGTCTTCGATGTCCTCGATCTCGGGAACGTAAATTTCAGACGGCTTCTTGATGATTCTTCCGCTTCGGGTGGTCATGACGGCGGCCATGGTTTCTTCTCTATTTTATTCATCGAGTCTTTCGTTTAAGTATCTCGTCTGAAACCTTAATTTTTGAGCCATCGCATTTCTCTGGAGTTCTTTCTCGTACGCCCACCCCACCCTGAACGCTAAATCCTCTATTTCATCGTGAATGTCGTAATCGTTGTAAATGCCTAAATTTTGGAGGTGGTCGATGGCCCGTCGGAGGAACACCGCCCCTTGCGTGGGTTCGGTAAAGTACAACTCGCACAGTCGCAGGTCGCTCAAAAAAGCCTTGTATTCCTCTGGGTTCACCCCGGAGTACTTGTGTGCCTCCGTCTTGAGTGCCTCGAACGTGTCCATCCCGGGGGGTGTTCGCGTGAGGAGGAATACCATGTACACCGCCACGAGAGCGAAGATGAAGAACATCTCTACTATCTCACAAGTTTTTTATATGTGCTCGCAAATATCTTCATCCTCCTCCCGTTTTTGCACTCGCACGCCTGGATGAGGATGTCCCGTTTGAGGTTGAACCCGCACGTGCGCCCGCACGACCGACACGTGGCGTTGGTGGTGACCCCGAAGCCCCCTCGCACTTTTTTTAATTCTATGACCTGGGCGTTCGCGAACCCGTCGACGTATTTCTGTATGAACGTCTGGAGTTCCACCCGGGCCTCGTCCACTTTGGTGGGGCGTTTCTCTTTTTTTATTTTTTTCACGAGGGGTGGACACTTTGTGGGTTGTGGGTAGAGCATCCTCTTTATTTCACCGGTGAGCGCGTACCGCTTTCCCATGAAATCTTTGCAAAACCCATCGGTCCTCCCCTCCAAGGTTTCGCACCGGCAGAAACACTTTTGGGTGATCATGTCCCCGGAGACGTAAAACCAGACGTGATTCGACCCGTGCTCCCTCCCCAAATTTTCACAATACTTGGACGACGTGGAGACGAGGAATTGGTTTTTGTGCTTAAAAATCTTCGTCACCCTCGCCGAGGCCTGGCCCTCCATCGTCGTTCGGATGAACGTCTCGAGGTGGGCGCTGAGGGCGTCGTCCTGCACCTCGTCTTTGGTCTCCGCCTTGGAGAACCCACCCTCCTTGGCGGTGGCGACGCTGATTTTGCTCGGGGGGTGCACCTTGACCGGTTCACCCTCGGCCCGCACGGCCACCTGCGCGAGTAACTCCGGGGTGACGTCCGGGGGGAGGCGAAGCATGGTCGACAGCGGTTTCCGCGTCCACCTGAACACGGGGAGGTAGGGACCCTCGACGAGGCCTTTGGCCTTCTTGTAAGACCACGGCATGCGAAAGCCGCTCCCCTTGGCCCCTGTTCTCGGGTCGCCATACACGCTGTTGTCCACGACGGCGCCCCAGTTCACCCCAGGCTTCGCCGTGTGAAGGGCGATGAGGATGTGTTCTCTGAGGGCGCACGCGCTCGCTTGGTCGACGAGAAACCCAGGCCAGTTGAGGTGTATCCCGGTCTTCACCAGTTCCCCCGCGGGTTTGGGTTCGGCGACGGAGACGATGCAGTCCCCACCCCCGAGATTGCCCACCTTGGCGCAAATCACCCGACACACCGTCTCGATCTCCTCCACCGTGAGCGCCTCCTCCGCCTTGTAATCGAGATCGGCGAAAAAGTTATACGCCGGTTGTGTCTTTTGCTCGACGACGAACACCTTCTCCCCGGCGTTCACGGCGTCGCAATACACCTTATAAAACTCAGGAATCTTGTCACACGGGATGCTCAGACATCCGCCGTCCATGAGCACGTGTGAGAGGTTTCTGGAGTTTGTGAAATCATTCTTGCTCGCCCACCGCCTCAGCATTATTGTCTCTCTTGTAGTAATCTCGCATGTCTTTTTTAAACCAGTGGTGGGGGTGAACGTCCGGGAGGTCCTCCTCCTCGGCGATGTCTTTTTTCACCACCAACAGTTCGTAGACCGTTTTTTCGCCGAGGGTGGCGACGAAGGCGTCCCCGTCCCTCCCCTTGGCGTCGACGATTTCTTTGATTTGGTTGAGAATGAACTTTTTAGATTTCATCTTCCACACTACTTAATTACAAATGTTTTTCTAGGCGCAGATAAACACGCGTAGAATTCCGGGTTCTTTATGACGTTGGTGACGATGCGCTCCCACTTTTTCGGTCGCGCCTTGAATTCCTCCAAGGTGTCCCACGACATGAAATCGTTCTCGTCGAACACCCTCTTGATGGGTTGCTTTTGCAGTTTTTTCACCTGCGTCTTCGCCTTTTCGTCCATGAATTTCTTCACCGTCTGCGCCCGCTGGGCCTTTGTGAAATTCACGAAGAACACGAAGACGTTGTACACCAACTCCACCGTCGGTGATTCCTTGACCGTGAACACGTAGGACGTGTACTCCCCGGACTTGAGGGAGACCACCCCCCGGGTCTCCTCCTCTAACTCCCTGAGGGCCGTGCGCAAGGGGCAATTCACCTCCCTGCGCCGTGACCCACCGGCGACGAACCCCCAATCCTTCCATCGCCGGTCGCGAATCGTGAGAAACACCGGCCTGTCCTCCGCGAGACACACCGGGATTGCGATAGCCTTATGTTTTTTCATTTTTCATCTGTCGGTGGACGCGAATCCTAATATCAGCGGATTTAATTTTCTTCGGTGATCTCCTTCACCTCCTCGGCCTCCTCGGGTTCTTCTCGTTCCTGTGGGGGCATCTCCATCATCATCGATGGCCTGGGTTCGCTCATTTGCATGAGGTGCATCGACACGTTCTTCAACTGCTCGACGTCATCCTTCGCCCTGGTGAGTTCTTTAAAAAGATAAATCGTCACCGCGAGGCACACGACGACGCCGAAAGTTGTCAACAGATTTTTGTCCATGGAAATCATTTCTAAATTAACATGTGCCTTTTCTTTTTAAGCAATCATCGCACCCATGGTTGCCCTGGGATTTTTGGCACACTGATAATCTTGGCCGAATTGCACCGCCTGGAGGTGGTCGTGCTTGCACTGCGGGTCTCGGGACGGGCCTTGGGCGGCGGACGGGGCGTTCACGAAGCGTTCGAGCGTGCGCGATTTCGGGTCGTACGTCAAAACGAAAACGATCACTAAAAGAATCACTGAGGTCCAAAACGTAGACATGTTTCTATTATAAAACGCTATGATTTAATTCTTAGTTGGCCCACTTGAGGGCGCCCATACCGTTGGAGATGGTGAGGCAGTTCACGCTTTGCGCGTAGATGGTGTCGTTGGAGGTGGAGGTCTCGTTGACGAGGCGCGCGCTGTCGAGGCGGGAGAAGTTCACCGTGCCCGTGACTTGGGTCTTCGAGGTGTCGAGGCAGAACGGGATGAGGAGGAGGTCGTCCTCGTCGGAGTTCAAGTCCGCGTTGGAGGTGTGGTAGTACAACGGGACCAAGGTAAAGTTCGGGCGAGACAACTTGTAATCCGAGATGTCGACGCCGTTCATTTGCATCTTGATGCGGTTCGTCGCGGTGAGCACGTTGACCGCGGACGCGCCCGAGGCCGTCGGGGCCGCAGCCAAGAACTTGATCGGGTGGTTGAACCCGCTGAGTTCGTGAATCTTGGCGTTGGAGGCGATGCTCTTCTGCACCGTCGGGATGACGAGGTTGATTTCCTTGGAGGCGAACATCTCGCGCTCGGCGGCGTCGAGGGTGATGAAATTGGCGTAGCACTCCCACTTGGAACCCCCGGCGAGGGCGCCCCAGGTGATGCGGAGTTCGACGTCGTGGTAAGAGAGGGCGACCAACGGAATGCAGTGTTGGTAGGACTCGCAGTTGAAGAAGCGGAGGGGGTAGAAGGTGTTCGCCCCGGAGAGGCCGGCGAGGCGAGACTTGCTGAGGTTGGAAGCCATCAACTTGGGGGCGATCTTCGTCGTCCACACGGCGTCTTGCTCATCGATGACTTGGCCACCGACGAGAATCTCAACCTTATCGATGACCGTCGTCCAATCGGTGATGGAGGTGTTCGCCTGAGGCGTGCCACTTCCCACGATCGGGGTGAGGTAGATGTAGGAAAGCAAATCACCCTTTCTCTCGAAGCGGACGGTCGACATGCCGTTACCGGTGACTCGACCCTGAATCACTTGGCGTTCGACCTGTTGGGCGAAATGCGTCGAGCGTCGAAAGTTGCTTTGGAAATACGAAATTTGAGGTTCACCAGTGATCAGGGCGTCTTGGGCACCGTAGGCGAGCAACATCGTCTGTCCAGACATGGGTGTTAATTATACTATTACTCTGAGATTTTATCCACGAGAGAGTTCCACTCGCAGAAGGGCGGCGCGATGGACGACGTTGTGTCTCGTGGTGATCTCACCGTCCGCCAAGAGGTATCTCAGGTCGTACTCCGGTTCGACGTCGACGGTGTCCACGTATTGGTGTTGCCCGTTCGCGTCGAGAACCGGGACGTCTTCCTCGCGGGTGTGCTCGTAATAGTTGGGGAGAGCCACCGGGGACGTGGCGACGATTTTGTAAAATCTCTCCCTCGTTCGTTCCTCGAAATTCGGTTTCGGCGTCGCCGATTCCTCGTAGACGTAGACAAAGTATCCGTAAGAAAACGTCGCCTTTTCTGTGTCACTCAGGTCGTTGTACACGGCGTTGGTCAACATAATTTCCTGGGTGTAGGTGTACGTGTTCCCACCCTCATCCGGTTCGTACTGGATGCGCTCCGCCTCCGGAAGCGCGCTGTAGGTCTCCGAGGAGACGGTGATGGTCTGCGTCTTGAACCACTTGGCGAAATCGTGCGGCTCCCCGAGGGCGACTTGCTTGTGCGTCGTCTTCAGGTAGTACACCTCGTCCGCCTTGAACGCCTCACCCGCGGGGAGCGTCGCGTGCTCGTCGGCGGTGACCTCACTGAGGGCGTAGTAATCCGTGACGTTCGAACGCTCGGTGACGAGTTCCTTGACGTGGACGTTTTGCGGGTCGAAATCGCAGTATTCCAACACGCGACCGATCGTGTGCGCGCGCACGACGTCGTCGTCCTGCACCCGGGCGTATCCAGGGACGTTGGACGTCGCCAAGAGATCGCCGACGTGGATTTCCGAGTGCCCGCCGTCGTCGGACACCCACACCAAGGTCTCCCCAGAGGTGGTCACCAGAGAGTGGGTCTCCTTGTCTCCCGGGCGCGTTTTGTCGATGACGCCGAGGAATCCCTTGTCGCAGGCGACGTTGCTGAGGTGACCGGCGACGGTGACGATCAAACCGGATTTCTCGTCCACCTCGTCGTAGGGGATGGCGAGCCTGCGCCCCTTGGCGCGAATCTGCTTCTCGAGCACCCCGACCTTTGCGCGCTCGGCGACGAGTTCGGCGTTCAACTCCTGGGTGGACCTCACGAGGTACGGGATGAGACCGATGTAGTTGAGCCTTGTGGGTTCCCCACCCCACGAGGAGTAGTCCGGGTCCTCCTGGATGTCCCCCGAAGGCACGGGTTTGAACACCGGCGGGCGGGCATCCGGGGGTAGGATGAGGAGGTGCTTCAATTCGGGGGCGTCGTAGTAGACGTCTTGGGCGATGAGTCCCGATTCGTGAAACGCATCCGCGGCGTCGGCGTTCAACGCGTCCACCTTGTCGTAGACCTGCGGCTTCAATTTGAGAATCGTCGCCTTACCGGCCAATAAGTGTTCCTCATTCGTCTTCAGGCGGTCATCCGAGAGTTGACTCACCCCGCGCCGCGCGAAGACGTTGTCCGCCTCGACGTACGAACGCGGCGAGCCACCCGAAGACGGGACCGGTTTCTTCGGCAACACGTAACGCACCGGGTCCTCCGCGGTGTCCGGTAAATCTCGGAGACTTTGACGGTAAGACATCCACGCCTCGAGGTCGGCGTGCGTGGCGTGCTTGTAATCCGGCGCCACGGCGAAATCACTCTGTTGAAGGAGTTTGTTTCGTTCCATTCGTAAATTTTTGTAAGGCTTGCGCTCCACGATCTTTTGGAGACCCGCCTCGAACGCCTCCCTGGACGGTTTTTCGTAACCTTCGGGTAATTCTAGCGACTCGTACGTCGCACCGATAGCGTAATTCCCAATAGGCGGCCACGACGGTTTGACGAGCGTTTTCAAAAGTTCTTCTATTTCGGAAATGTCGTGCAAAGAGTCAATTTCATTCATCGGCACCTTCTTTTCATTACACGGGTATTTTAATTCTAAGCCACTTGATGCACCAAAGCGTAAGTATGTCTTCCTCTGTACCAGGAACCAGACGCATATGCGTAAAACTGGATCGTGTCCCCCGCTTCGCAATCGATGAGAGTTTCGCTGTGGATAGAGTGCCACATATCGTACCCATTGAAGTTTGCATGTCCATAAACATCCTGCGTGTTTGTATAATTATGATAGATGTACAACGTGTCGTTTCCGGTACCTCGCACGAGCACGCTCGCCATAGCCCGATAAACACCTTTCACTGGACACACGAAACGTAAGTTAGTATCGTCCCACGGCCTGTCTGCGGAAGTCGACATGACGTCCCCAAATGGCATCAAATTCGCCGACGGGTTGGCTGATATCCACGCCCCGTCGTTCGGTGTCGGGCACACTATACAAAATGGAACGTTACGAATACGGATGCGATCGAAAGTGGCGAGACCCGCGACGTCAAGCATCGCTCGTGGTTCACTTGTACCGATACCGACGCGTCCGTTTTTAAGAACGATGTCCCCGGGTAAATTGGCGCCGAGGTAGTGTTCTCGGTCCATGGCGAATAATTGCCAAATTTCATGTTCCGTGAGAACTCTGTTATATATTCTAAAGTTTCCAAGTTTTGCGTGAGAGTGTTCGGGCGTGCCGAATCCATAACCGAATTGAAGCGTACTGCCTTGGAGATTTAACATCTGTCCAAGCGTTCCAGGAGCGTGATGAGCGGTAGATATTCGTTCACCGTTGATAAAAATGCGGTTCGTAAAAGGGTCGTTCGCGTACCCGCCGGCGTGTTGCAAACAGACGTGGTACCACCTGTTTATCGAAAAATTATAGCGAGCGGGAGTGTATTGTCCCCACATATCCATCGTGAAGTCTCCTGAGGAGTTACCCCACCACAGGACTGATTGATATAACGTGCCCCCGGTACCCAGTTTGAATATATATTGTGCACCGGTGTGCGTGGGTTCCTTTGTTTTACAAAACCAGAACGCGATGCTAAAGACGACGTCGCCCGTGCCGAGACCGTGGTTTGATAGATATATGTTACTCGTATCCGCACCCGTCCATTCAAACGCGGCGGGTGTCTCGTGATGAATGACTTTGTTCAGCGTGGCATCGCGTCCGTTCGACGTTTCGTCTACGAGTATATTACCCCCGGTCCAGTTCCGAGGTTCGTAATACAATTTCAAACTGGGATCATTGCCATCTGCACAGAACGGTTTGCTCGCTTTATGCTTGATGACGACGTCCGTGCCGTTGGAATCCGGGTCGTGTTCGGGATGACCCAAGAAATGAAGTTGTGAAATCGAAAGAGCGTATTGCCCACCATTGTATTTAATGGCTTTCGTGATCAAACCGACGTATCTGTATTGCCCGTCATTTTCGACGTCAATAATGATCGGCATTCTGTTGTTCATACTGTACCCGACAGACCAAGTGCTGAACTGGTGAGCAGCGTTGGGGGTTTGTGTCCATCTGAGTCTCGCCACACTATGGAGCACCTCCCAACTCCCTGCGAGTCCGGTATTGCTACCGACTACAACGAATACTTGAGGAGCTTGCGATCGCAATTGTGTTGAAAAATCACCCGCCGTGCTTTCCAGTCTGGGGTAAATGTGTACCTCTTTCACTTGTATTCTGTGTTCGAGTTTTAACGTGATGTACTCACCCTTTTGTTGAGTGATGAGTTCGGTCGTCGGTAGCGTTCCCGTCGGCGTACCAGTGCCTGAGGCGGTGTTTCCTGGTTCGTAAACACCACTCGTACTGTTGTAGTATGGATACTGCGAGTGCCAATAAGTTGCATAATTCCCATCAAACGCCTTATATGACTCTGCGCCGGTTAAATATGAACTTGCACTCGCAACGTACCCGGTGGTCGACGACTCGTCGTCCGTGGCCATTTTTACGCGAGGGTATTTCACGAGTCGTCTGGTTTTCTCAAACTGCACCACGACGTTACTTGACGATTTAATCTGCGCCACGTTGCTCACTTGGGTGAGATCGAGACCGCCACCCGTGAGGACGACGTCTCCCGGGGAATCAACCATAGATACGTTCAGATCGCTCATGGGCAGTGAGTCGTACACGTAGACGGCCCCTGTGTTTGTGTTTACCTCGTCGTTCGTGTGCGAAGACGCGACGACGGTGTTTCCGTCACCGCTGACGCTGACAGTGAACCCGAACCAGTCATTTGTGGTCGGGTCCGAGGCCCTGATTTCCCTCACCTCGGACCACGTGGACCCCGTCTTTTGAAACACGAACGCGGCTCCGGTGTCAGCGACGCCGTGGTCGCGTAAATATGAGCCAACGACCGCGATGGTGCCGTCGGCGGATAAAGCCGTGTTGTCGCCAAAGAAATCTCCTTTCTTCAAACTTGAAGCCCTCAGCGTGATATCTTCGGTCGCATCAGACCACGAACTGCCTTTGTAAAAGATGTAGGCGATACCAGTGTCAGAGACACCAGTGTCGTCGAAACCTCTCCCACCGATGAGGATCGTGTTCCCGTCGTCCGAGATCGCGACGTCTAAACCGAAGAGATCGTAACCGGAGACTTTTGACCCCGTGAGTTTCGCGTCTTCTTGGCTGCTGTCGGTCCACCCACTGCCCGGTTTCACGAAGACGAAAGCCGTACCCGACCATGTGCCTTGGTCGTCATCGCGATACGCACCGATGAGCGCGGTGCTCCCATCTCCGGAAATGTCCACTGTGCGACCGAATTGATCACCCGACGCCCCGTCTGAAGCCAACAATTTCGCGTCTTCTTGACTGCTGTCGGCCCATCCACTGCCGGGTTTCACGAAAACGTACGCCGCGCCCTGACCGCTATTTTTTAGATACGTCCCGGCGACAATCGTCGTGCCGTCACTCGATATGGATATGTCATGCAGATAATCTCCCGCCACCCAGTCCGATGGGGTGAGTTGTGCGTCTTCTTGGTTGGTGTTGGCCCACCCGCCACTGGGTCGAAGGAACACGTACACCTTACCCGCCTCGGGGGAAGAGGCGCAAACGATGCTTCCATCGGCACTCACGGAAACGCCGACCCCGAGCGCGTCGTTGTTCACCCCGTCGGAGGCTGTCAATTTGGCGACTTTTGACCAAGCCGTGCCGGATTTCTCGTACACGTAAACTGCGCCTTTCACCGAATTGTGTCCGTACGAACCCACGGCGAGGGTCCCGCCGTCCTTCGATATTTTATGCATAGAACTAAAATAATTATCCACACCCCCATCCGAGGGTGTTAATTTCGTTTCCAACGGAACGTTTTCGGTCCACGAAAAGCGCGAGGTGACGTTCATGTGTACGGCGTTGCTCAAGCCGTCGGTGAGTCGGAGCGTCCCACCGGCCACCGTGAGGGTTTCGTGCGCTTCGATGTTTTGAGTTTCCACGAAATCGGCGTACACGTTATTGGTGTGAATGTTCGACGTCACCCCGAGGGCGTGGGCTTGGAGCGCGCCCGTGCTCGTGGAGGTGGCTTCCGTGCTGTCCCCGACGACGATGGACGTCGCGGTGAGCGCCCCGGTATTCGCCGTCCCTTGCACCGAGAGGTCGTAGGCGTCCGGTTCGGTGTGCGTGCCGACGAAGACGTTGGTGGCGTAGACGTTGGTGGCGTGGAGGTTGGAGGCGACGCCGAGGCCTTGCACGGTGAGCGCACCGGTGGAGGTGGACGTCGCATCGGTGGTGTCCCCGACCGCGACGGAGGTCACGGTGGTGGCCCCCAAGTTGGCCGTCCCGGCGACGCTGAACCTGTAGTCGTCCTCGCTCAGCCCCACGGCGACGTTCCCAGAGAGATTGTAGAGGTGGCCCGCGTTGGACTCCAACCACGGCGCCCCGTTGTTGAGAAATTTGATGTAACGCACCTTGCGATCGGTCGTCGCCGCGGTCTCGAAGCGCACGTACTGCCCGGTGGTGTTGTCGTAGACCGCGCTTCGTTCGTCGTCGTCGAGGGTGAGGATTCTGTCCCCGTCGAGGGCGACCGCCCACGCCCCTCTGTTGAAGGTGACGGAGGCGGTGTGCCACTGCGTCGAGAGGGTCACCCCCGTGGCCTGCGCCACCTGGGTGGCGTCGTACCGAAGGGTCACCGTGGAATTTTCGCGGTCGAACGCCAACTCGTACCCGTCGTCGGCGTAGGACGTCGTCGACGTGGTGTAAAAGTGACAATTGATCGCCCCCGCGGAGGCGTCGGCGAAATAGAGGTCGAACTCCCCTTGCCAGGAATTCGGCAACTTGAGGCCTTGGTACATGAAATTGTTCCCCGCGCTGTCGACGAGGTTGATTTCCGGTGGGGTCGTCGAGCGCGCCACCCCCGCCCCTTTCTGAAAAGGCGGGGTCGACATGTCGCTTCCCTGATCATCCCAAATGAGCACTGAGTTTTGCTTCACCACGTTGGTGACTTGGTCCACACCCGTGATTCCGTAGACGTCGAGAGTACCGACGCGCAAAATCGCGTTGCGAATATCCAAGTACCCCTGATTCCCGTCTGAACTCAAAGACATTTAATATAGCGTAAGGAAAAATTCACGTGTTATTAAATGCGAAAGGGTCAAGGCAGTTGACACGAGACGTATTGAGCCCTGATGCCACCGTCGAGTTCGCGAATCGCGTGGGGGACCTCGCGGGTTTGTGCGGTGTAGTGCGTTTGTAAATTAGACGTCACCGGTGCGATGGTCTGCACGGCGTACTCCTCTCTCTGTTGAGGGGTGAGTGCGGCGTATTGCTCGACGCGAATCGACGTGTTTGAGACTTCATGGAAAAATGACGTATACCCCGGAGTGACGACGTACTCCGTGTTCAAATTGGCGTATTGCCCCGCGGTTATGTTGGAATACGCGACCTCCTCGACCACGGAGATGTTTGAGTAGTGTGTGATGACCTTGGTGTAATCAACGTGTACGTTGGCGTCGTACCTGTCAGAACTCACGTTGGAATACACAATCACTGGTTCGTACCCCTCGATTTCCACCGGGGACGTGTTGCTGACCACGACGGCTGTGTATCCTTCTTGGATATCCGTGGCCAAGTTGGAGTATTCGCCAACTTGTACGTTCGTGTACACACTGACACCGTCGTAGACGACCACATTTGAATAGTGGGACACGGCATTCCCCTCGTAGTGTGAAATGGTGTTCGAGGTCCAATAACAATTCTCGACATATCCGGGCTCTTCGGTCTCACTCGTCACGACCACGTTCGACCGGGTCACGGAGACGATGTTTGAATAGTAGGTTTCTGTGGTCGAAAAGTCACACGCGTCCCTGACGGTCACGACACTGGGTTCACCCTTGGTAAAGTAGCCCTCAACGTTCGAAGAGATGACGAGACCGTCGCCGTCCTGTAAAGAGCCGTTCTCGTTCGTGACCCACAACTTCATGGACCCACCTTCGAGAGGGGTCACGAGAGTTGGAAGGTCTCGGAGGGTCTGACGCTGTGTGAGTCGGGACTGACGGTCCTCTTCGGTCGCGTACGGAAAATCCACGATGGCGTACCGGTCGGTCTGTTCGAGGACTCGGTTCCGCTTAGCGCGGAGTTCCTTGAGTGGTCTCTCCCCGTTTATCTTTTCACACTCCGCGGTGAGTTCCTCGACGCTCGGCTTCGGTACGTTTTCATCTTTCCATACCAAACCTTCGTACTCCGACCCCGAACCGTGTAGTTCCCACGCGCAACCGGGGTACAAACTCGTCAAGGCCTGTGCAAAGTCCATTATATTATGCCCGGATAAAATTACTGGGCGATTTCCATGGCGGTCTTCTGCGACACACCGTTTTCATAATTACCTGCACCAGTGGAACCTTTAGGTCTGTTCAAATAAAAAGCACGACTCTGACCACTGCTATCCTGCACATATACTTTATAAGTCACGGTACTCGTCGTATTTGGCGAGTCTATCCACGTGATCATGGCTTGATGGGGTGTGCTATTCTCGTCGACTTCATAAGTTGTCGTGGTTACACCACTCCATTGCACATCACCGGACACATTGTTGTATCCAATCAGAGTAGAATCCCGGTATACTCTGAAAATCAAGTCGAAATGGGATTCATACTCTATTCTCCACATTAAATAAATTTTCGAATTTGAAAAGTGTGGTGTGATGGAAATGTCGAGCGCGGAAATATGTGCAGATGAGTTGGTTGCAATACCATACGCGAGCTTGTCGTGCACTTGCGTGGAGACGAATTGCACGGGCACCCCGGGTGCATACAAGGGCGCCGCGATGTGCACCGGTTGTGCAATGACGTTACCGAGGCGACCCATATCGTAGAGTCGCTTGGCCTCTTCGGCGGTGAGGTCGACGTCATAGAGTTTGAAGTTGGAGATGGAACCGTTAAATGGATTACTAACTGTTTCAGTGGATCCAATGAATAATGGGGTTTGTGTAGTCGATAAGTTCAATGGAACTCCTGTAGTGGATGATATGGCAGACACTCTTTGTCCATTGACATAGAGTTTGCGACTATCTGAAGAAGTCCCACCATCGTACGTAAACACAAAGTGTATCCAGTTGTACGTATTTCTTTCCACCGTATACAGAGAATCGTTATTATAAAAGTATTGGTAAAGCTGATTAGATTGAGCCTCCCATCGAGCTGAAGTACATTTGTTATTAACTGATTGTCCAATCAAAAATAACACACCATTTAAATTGGCATAGTTAGTATTCGCCCATAATGAAACGGAATGAACCCATGCACCAGTTGATGTGGGTATTTTTGTTGCAATATAATCATCTGACCCGTCAAACACCAACGCCTTCTCCGTCGCATCGTAGTATGCCCCGTTGTACATGAGACCGTCCAACCCCCTCCCACTCGTGTCCCGCACCACCCCGTACTCCGTGGGGTTCGTCGAGGTGTTGTATTCCACCACGAGCCTGTCCCTTCGGGGTGTGTCGTCCGCGTCGAGCGGTGGCCCGATGCGAGGCACCGTGAGGTTTTTGGTGAGTTTGAGTTCCCCGTCGTGGAGGGTGGATTGACCACGCTCGCGGGTGCCGTAGTAACGAACCAGGTGAGCACTCACACCAGCAGTAGCACTCGCCGCGTATCTCTTTGTTGGAATAAAGGCGAGTTGATCATATGCTTCGGATGAATCGAGGTCAACGACTTTAGGTACCCAATCTTCAGATGGACCACCGTCGGTGAATGAACCAATTTCTTTCCAAATACCATTCCCAACTCTTCCGTACACAAACGCATTGGTTATAAGATGAGAACCATTCGATTGTCTCGTGTATTCCAAACGCTCCGGATAAACTTTGTATGGCATTTCAAGGACCAAGTATTCTCCAAGTACCGTCGTGCTTCCCAATTGTGCCGTATTCGAGTATGCACCGCCTGTACCATTGTAAGAAGGACCACCATTAAGGTAACCCGTATACCAAAGAGTACCAATGGTATCATTAAAGCCCTCCCATGGTGGGTAGTTACCTGTGTCGTGTCCAGGGCTCGTTCTAGTCCTAAATACCCCGTGCCCTTCGAAATATTGGTCGTCTGTTGTCATGTTACCCGGGGGTAATTGAACGACGTCCCCGGGCTCATCGAGGACCGCGAACCTCCCCTCCGGTTCCGTCGTGCCCACCCCCAAGCGTCCCTTGTACACCGAGACGGACGACGTCGCCCTCCCGAA